CAAAAAATCGGTATTCCTCTTCAGAAAGTCCAGCGAGATCTAAAAGCTGCTTTTCGTACGGAAGCAGTTTGGAGCGGTAAACGATGACGCCGGAGCCCAGGCGACCTTGTTCAGATGCCGGTTGATGTAAAGGATTCCGGTCTGCCATGTCACCGCAAATGCCCAGTTGTCTTCACTGAGCAGCAAGATGTCCCCATCGTACTCGGGTCGTTCAATACGGCGACCCCATGTCAAAAGGTCACGCACGATCTGCCGTTTGCTAGCCGTGTACCAGTCAGCCTTAAACGGTGGCGTAGCAATATCCAGCCGGTTCAGGACCGTGTAAACCAAGTGGATGCAGTCGATTTCGGGGCCAGACCCATCCGCTCCATACAAGTACGGACGACCAATCAGGTCACTGCAGTCGGATGCCACTGGTTACCGGGATGTTGCCGATGAGTCGCTGGGTCAAGCGGCGTTGCGGGACTTCTGCGCCAACAGCATCCAGCACTGTATTTAGGGTCAGCTTGAGTTCGGCCTCTTTCCAAATGCCGCTTGCAACCAAGCCGTAATACTGGTGAACCTGCTCAAAACTGGTGCGGTCGTCAGGGTCAAGCAGCATCACCTGCACATGAACCATCCAGCGGCGGTCCAAGGCTTCGATTGCCCAGTTGCGGCTAAGCGTGTTGTTGGGCAGCACAAGGTCAGCGTCTGTGTTGTCGCCTGTGCGATTGATCGTCACGCCAGAAAAGCCAAACGGCAAAAAGCCGAACTCGCTGCCGTCGTAAGTGATCGTCTCGCTGATGAAAAAGTTCTGGAAGCGTTGGCGGACATTGCCGTTTTCGCTGAACGTGATGAAGTTACCGAGAGCTAGTTCCATCACATCCCAAGCCGCTTACGAGTGCTGGTAGACATCTGCAGCCTACGCAGAGTGCGTTGTTCGCCTTGTTGTGCGCCTTGCTGGGCAGCTTGCTGCATACCAGAGCGGAACTGATCAGCCGTAACGTAATCCACGGTGTTGATTCGTTCAACGGTGTAGCGCACGTCGATAGCAGCAGGTGCTGCAGTTGCGGTGCCGCCCATTCCGTCTTCGCCGCCGCCAGATGGGATAACGGCAGAACCACGGGCACCAGCTGCGTAGCGGTTCATGGCGCCGCGCATCTTGCTGGCCGGAATGACATATTCGGGCTCCCCCGCTTCGCCAATCAGTGCGTTTGTAGGCCGATCAACAAAACCACCTTCAGCAAAAATGCCAGTTGGGAACATTTTCCCGGACGACAATGCGCCTTTACCGGAAAGCCCTTTGCTTGCACTGTCGAGGTCTGCCTGAAAGCCGCCACCCATACCACTAAGGGCGTTGAAAATGGTTTGCAGAATGATCAAAGTCATCTGCTTCGCAATGATTTCAAGCGCCATACTGATAAACGCTTCGCCAATTTTCTTGAAGGCATCGCCAAGGGCCTCTTGAACTGATTTGGAGCCAGTAATGACCTCGCCAAATGCAGTGCTAAATGCATCGCCAATCGCGGTGGCGCCTTGAACAATGGTGCTTATGGCAAGCTTGATTGGATTTAGCTCGTCCTTAAGTTTTCCTATGGCATCGCCTATGCCCTCGCGGACCGTTCCTTCCCCGGCAACACCAAAATCAGCGCCTTTGATGGCTTTGTCCGATAACTCTTTAGCCCTCTTGACCTGTTCTTTGATTTCTTCCGTCTGAAGCTCAAGCAGCTCTAGCCTGCGAATTTCATCATTGACAATTGTCAGATTGATTTGCTGCTCAACGTTTTTCAGTTCTGCAATCTGTTCAGCGCGGTCTTGATAGTCATATTGAATCTGAAGGCGTTTGCGCTGAATATCTGTGGACGCACTCAAAAGCTCTTTCTCTCGCTGCAATTGAATTTGTAATTGCTGCCCCTTTTCAAAAGATTTTTGAAGCTCATCTTTGATTTTCTTGGCGCCGTCCGCAGCACCGTCAAATGCTGTGTCTAGGGCTGGATCCTTAAAGACTGTCTCAATATCTGCCTCGTTGGATTTAATGGCATCGCGCAGTTCTTGCGCGTCTTTCCTGAGGGTCGCCAGATCTCTATTCAGCTGCGCTCTTTCGCGTGGATCAGAAGTCTCCTCTCTTGCTCTTTTTTTAAGGCTGATATTTGCTTCCGTTTCGCTTAATTTACCCCTTGCCGCAACAACTTCCGCTGCTCCACCCGTCCTGGCAGATTCGGCTATTTTTTGAGCTTCTCTTCTGTAGCCTGACAACGCAACAGCGGCCGCTGTAATACCTGCCGCCAAAGCAAACCAAGGGTTGGCAATTACAAATGCCAGCAATGCCTTAGCGACAGGCAGTAGCGCGACAATCGCAGCCCTTAATGCAATGACAGCAGCCGTAACCCCACCCACTGCCAGCGCCGCGTTGCCAACAGGAGCCGGAATTTTATTAACAATGTCGAATAGATCGGTCAACGCTTTCGCCGTTCCTATAACAGCTGGCTCAACACCTTTGGCTAGGCGCTCTTGAAAATCCCTAAATGATTCCTGCAACGAATCAACCGCACCTGCATACCCAGCGCTTCCGGCTGCTGCTGCTGCATTGCCATATTGCTTCTCAATTTCCTGCAATATGAAATCCTGAGCTTTTAATAAATCGCCAGACGCGACAAGCTCTTTAATTAGTTTTTTCTGTGTTTCGCTGAACTGGGTGCCAGAACGAGCAAGGGCGGTAAGCCCCTTTTCCGGGTCTTGCAATGCCTTCGCAAGTTGCAGCAGGGATGAATTGACATCTTGCTTTGTGATCTGAGCCACGTCAGCAGCTGCCTTTGCGACTCGTTCATAAGAACCGACAGCGATACTTTGGAAGCTGGTCAGCAGTGCAAATCCACGGTCAAAATCTTCCTGATTGAACAGGGTTTGTTTGCCAAGTTTGTCGGCAACAGCTTGCAGCCTAATCAAATCGGCTGATCGCCCACCCAGCTTTTTCAGTCCGTTTTCAAGAGCAGCCGCGTCCGCTTGGCGTTCGCCCAAGACATTAAGGCTTCTGCTGAGCAGGGTTACCGCGCCTGTGACAGCGACAAGAGGTCCAACAACAGATCTAAACGCAATACCAAAACGCTGAATGTTTGCCGTAGCTGTAGCGGCGGCTCTATCGGTACGCTTGATGGAATTGGCAGCGCCATCCATCTCCTTTTTGAACCGCGCTGCATTTTGAGTCGCATTGCGAGCGTCAAGATTGACGGCAACATTGGCGACGACAGCCACAGCTCAACCCTTCCTGATACAAGCAGTCTACCGGCGCCGTTTTAACTGACGCTCCTGCTCTTCATTCAATAAGTCAAAATATCCGCTCCACAGCAGCAGCTCCTCAAGAGTCACCTCCGCGCTAAGTCGAGCCAACGTATAGCCCAACTCCTTGGCAACCCCAAGCTGCAGCAACAGCAGGTTGTCTTTCTTGAGTTCAGCCTTTAGCGCTTTTCATGTCAATCTCTTCCTCTTCCTCAGGGTTGGTCACGATCGCCAGCATCAATGCCTGCAAATCCGCGTCCATCACATCATTCTTCAACTCAGCGATCTCGCCAGCTTGAAACAGGCGTTTGCCAGCGTCGTCCACGGCCTTGGTGACCAGCAAATTCAACGCAAAACCATTGGCGTCATCACCGCCAGGCATCTTCTGAGCGCGTTCACGCTCTGCCATGGTCAACGGTGCCGAGTAAAACTCAAACTCCGAACCATCGGTCAACGTCACCACACGCTTAACGGGCGTCAGATTTGCAGCCTTTTTCAGACGGGCAAGGGCTGACGAAGCAGGCGCAGGCATAAAAATGGGGTCTTTGTTATCACTTTAGACATAAAAAAGCCCCCGGTGCAACCCAGGGGCGAACATTCCAGCGGAAGCTTATCAGGCGGAGGTGCTGAAGTCGAAGGTAGGAACACCAGCCGGGCGGAAGGTGATTTCAACCTGCTGAGCGTCGTCAGGGTTGATGTTCATGCTGGCAGTCAGCAGAACGGCATCCATTGCAATCGAACGGCTCAGGGCCTCGCTGCTCTGCTTGTCGGTGTAGAGCTTGAAGGCGCAACCAACTTGCTGACGCTGCAACACGTCTTCCACCATCCGGTTGGACAGTGCGGAATCTTCGTTGGTCACATACACCGTGGCGGTGCCGTTGCCATCAGCAAAACCAGGGATGTAAGCACGGAAGGGTGCATACTGACCGGCGGTTTGACCGATGGTGGTCACGTCGATTTCAGAACGGCTGATCTCAAAAGACCAGGACTGAACCTGACCAACAGCGGCGTAATCGGCGTAAGCAACTTGGAACTCGTTAGGAGCAGCTGCAGTGCCGTCGTCAGTGATGGTGATAGTGGACCCACCAGCAGTAGCCGAGACCTGAAGGACGCCGGTTGCCGGGGCGTAGGCAATGACGTAATAGGTGGTGCTCAGGCTGATGCCAGCAGGCAGGGTGCCGGTGCCAGCGCCGCCGGTTTGGCTGTTGACAACGCTGAATTCAACAGGATCACCAACCTTGAAGTTGAGATAAGGCTCAACCGTGATCTCGTCGTCTGCAACAGTGACACCAGATTCACCGAAAGTACCGGTGGTGCCAGCGGGCTTGTAATAGAGGGCGCCGGACGTACCGGACAAAACAGTGACAGCCATTGTTGTGAACGGTAAGTGGCTGGATTGATTCTAGCTTTGCTCGTAAGCCTCAAAAGTGATGGCTACTTGGGTCTGGAAGAATCCCTCTGGCGCAGCGGGTTCGATGGTGCGCGGACCATTTGCAGCGTCAAACTTTATATTTTCCAGCTGTAAACGTGAGAACAGGTCGATGCAGCGCTGGGCAATCGTCAATCCAGCGCCAGGGCCTTCGCCGCGAGGGCTGAAAATGTTGAATACCAGAGTGCCATTGCGACGATCAAAGCCATCACCAGTGCCGCGGCTTGATGTGGTCTGAATGGTCATGTAGGCAGAGTCACCCCAAATGATGCTGCTTTGAATCCAGCTGGCATTATTGGGCGGCGTGAACGGGACGTTCTGATACGCGACCTGAAGCACCGGAGCCGATGCAAACTCAGTTGCAATGCGGCCTTCAATATGTGAGCGGAGAGTATTGAGGCTCATTGTTGGCGTCCGATGCGGTCGGCTTCAGCGTTTACATAAGTCTGAAGGTCTTTGGCGATCGAATCAACCCAGCCTCCGGGAACGCCAGTGCGACGGCTTCCGTTGATAGCCAGTGGCTCGGCGTAGATCAGATTGTTGTGCAGGCTGTACACGTTGCCAGCCTTCTCCTGCCCGAGCTGATAGTTGACAGCATTTGGCGGGGGCGGTGTTGGATAGCTGCCCTCCGGTACGCCCTTAAATGGCGCGGCATTTTGACCAATCGCCCAGCTCGCACGGAAGCGGCCAGTATCAACAGGACTGTTGTTTTTCAGTACCTTGTCAGCTTCAAGAACCGCAGCCTTCAGCAGATCATTGAATTGCTTTTCGGCGTAATCGCCAATATCGCCAATCTTGATCTGCCTGGCCATATCACTCTCTCAGGTACATCTCAAACACGATAGCCGTGTTGTCCTGCTC